TAAAATACCTGATCCACCACTAGCACTATCTTGGCCAAATGCACTATCAAGTTGTGCTGGATATGAAGGTACTGTCTCATAAGTATAATTAATAGGAAATCCTTCGATATCGCTAGCAGCTTTGAACTTAATAATGCTTGTCTCACCATTGGCTTTTAGCGTAAGAACACCCGGTAAAGCAGAATCCCAACTAGGAACTTCGTTAGCTCCTGAATAAATTCTATCCCAAGCAGCACCATCCCAGTTAAACATGCCCTTTTTATCTGTAGTAAATGCTAAATCGCCGGCAGTATTACCAGAAGTTGGCAGTGCTGCAGAATTTGCATAGATAGTAACTCCTCCACCAGAAGAAGCACCAGAAGAAGCACCTAAATTTCCAGCAATTATACGCGACTTACTCATCTTTATTATCCTTTAGATTCTGTAGTTGGTGGTGTAAAGTTACTAGTATATCTTGCTAGTCCTTTAGTAATTCTAACATCTTGAGCATATCCATTGAAATAACTACTCGATCCTCCTCCACTTATGAAACGACCCATTCTAAGAGGTCTAGATCCAGATTTATTTGTCCACGCAGTTGAATCAGTAATTGTGCTTCCTTGTTGTACACCATCAATAAATCCTTTTAAATCTGTACCGCTTCTTGATACAGCAATATGATACCATGTATTTAATGTTGGTGCGAAACTGGCAAAATTTCTAAATGTATTACCGGTATTACTATACTGACCAAATGAAAAATTACCAGACCCATTTCTATACATTATCCAATCAGAATAATGTGCAGGCGTTGCATCAACTCCAGTGCCCATTAGAATAAGCGGAATAGAACCGCTCGGATTTGCTGCAAAATACCACCATCCTTCAACAGTAAAATCATCAGAACCACCAAAATGATATTCATCCTTTTTAACAAAATCTAAATAATCCCCACTACCGTCAAAGTATATAGCAGACGAAGTTGCAAATTTTCTTTGTGTATTACTAGCAGTTACGTTACCGCTTTTAGTCATTATTTGACTTCCAGATGAAGCATCCCAAATATCATTCTTATTTGTACAAGTCAGTAATGATGTACCACTAATAGCAGTTAATCGAGCAGTTGGAGGAGTAAATGCAGATGTATAAACTGCAGTGCCTTTTACAACTCTAAAGTCAGAAAAATAACCTTTAATTCCATAAGCATTAGCCGGTGTTCCGCTACCAATACCTACGATGACACTACTATTTCCAACAGCTCCAGCATAGGTCATACTACCCGTTGAGGTACCATTTCTATACAAAGTAACAGTCGTACCGCTTCTAACTAATGCGTAATGAGTCCAAACATTAAGAGCCGCAGCCGACGATTCTAAAAATGCTGCACTAGTGCCGTTCATATAAACGTTATATTGTGCCACGCCATTGCCTGTTTGCAAAATTAAATTAGGATTCGTAGCATAATTATTATCATAAACTGAGCCATAACCAGTATGAGCCCCGTCCCAATATTGCCACCATTCAACTGTAAATTCGCCAGTTCCAAAATCAAAATCAGAGCTGGCTGCTACAGTAAGATGATCACCAGAACCATCAAAGTACACAGACCCACGATGGTCTGCCGTTGTATAGCCGAGATAATCATATGGTGAAAATCGCTGTGTATGTATATTACCTACTTTAGTTATAGTAGCAGCATCACTTGAACCATCGGCTATATAAGGCAAATGACAAGTAAGCAATTTAGTATTTGTTATCGCAGTTAATGGATCCGTAGGTGCTGTGAAGTTTGAAGTATAAACTGCAGTGCCTTTTACGAATCTCACATCTCTTAAATATCCAGTATAAGGTAGACTCGCATTTCCTGCCGCACCGATATAAAGAGTAGATGTACCACTATAATCTGTACTATCGCTTGCATTCGTGTGAATTGCAGTACCGTTAATAAAAATTTTAGTAGTTGTGCCGCTTCTAGAAACAGCTAGATGATTCCAAACATTTGCACTAAATTGACCAGAAGCTGAGGCGTTTGTAATTGTATTACCTTTATATGTTGATACCATCCCGCCACTAGTGTGACTTAGTATGATACCAAATCCAGTTGATGCAGTGTAACTTGAATATGGATCCATTCGAGTAGATGCATTCGTAGTATAGAACCAAAGTTCTACTGTGAAATCTCCACTTTCTGGAACTAGCTGTTCGCTAGCATTAGCAATGTTTAACCAATCTCCAGTACCATCAAGATAAGTACTATAACCACCAGGATGATATGGTGAAAATCCTGTTGATGTTACATTACCTGTTTCAGTAATTGTATGCGTATTAGTAGAAGCATCAACTTGGTTATCTGTACCAGCAGTATCAGCTTGTAGTAATAGTGTTGTATGATTAGAATTTGTTACTTTGAAAGTTAATGATATTGTACTAGTACCAGATCCAAAACTAATACCATCTGATGCTTTAAATGTTAATGTTGACAATGTAGTAGTAGCAGAATCTTCACTTAATGGCGTAATAGTAAACACACTTGAATCTTGACTGATAGTTCCTAATCCAGCAAAACTTCCGTCAGAATCTACTGAGAAAGTTAATCCATCTACGGCGTTATCAGAGTCAGTAGCTGTAAGAGTAACTACTGTCGGTGTTGAACCATCTTTCGCAAGTTCAATAGTGCCAAGCGGATCAATAGTTAGCGAAGGAGTAGCATTTATCAATGCAACATTATACCAACCAGAACCATTAGAAATATAAAGTCTGCTTGTATTTGTCACATATGCCTGATCGCCGGAAGTCAATCCAGTCGTTGGTAGATTTTCTTTGGTGGCATATACCTGAACACCTGGCGAAGAAGCCGGAACGTTATCGAGATTTATAGCCTTCACATCTCCAGTACTAGTAATTAGATTTGCAAGCAGTCGAGTTTTACTAGCCATTATGCGAGGTCTCCAAAAATAACCGCTGTAGAATATTTTACATCTACTAAAGCTGTATCATTTGTTTTAAATGCTTTTATAGGAAAGTTAGCAGTAGGTAATGCTCCTGTGGCATCATAATTAAACATACTAAAGCCGGCATGAACCCCGGCATCATATTCACCGCCAGTAACATAAGTATAATTAGCGTTACCCATATTATTTGTGTATACGGCTGTGTTAATACCTTGTCCACCATCTGTAATACTAGAAAAATTAAGACCATCTCTTATTGCTGGAGTTCCGGTCATATTAAAATTTATATGTGCCTTCGCACTACCGCTCACAACATACTGTGTACCGACAGTGCCTTCTGAACTGTGCTGAATCTGATCTGCTACTATTTTACCGTATGTCATATCTTTATCCTACAAAATATCCCGACCAATTGCTACTGATAAAAACTTTAGAACTGCTAGGTTGACCTTGTCTAACGTTAATATAAATGGTGTCACCTGCTGTGCATTTCGCAATTCCAGATACTTGAGCACCAGAGTAATCAAGTCCACCCGTATTATTAGTTGCATGAGTTAATCCTGCTATACTGACAGGTGCACCGTTAGCATTGATTATAGAAGTCTCTAGAAACATAATACTGGCATCTGGTATCTGCCAAGTTAGATTTAAGTTCCATTGCCACAGTCCTGTGCATCCTGCAGGTATAGTATATTCATTATTTGCTAAACTAAAATTGCTACCACCTTGTTCATATATAATTCTTTCCCACTCAACTTTAACATATGTAGACGAACTCGATGATCCTAAATCTTGATTTGCGCCATTATTAGCATCAACATAAAATGCCGCACGTCCTGGAAAAGAAAACTGCCCACCTAAACTTTGTAATCTTGCTGCGGTCATGCGAGGTCCCCATGCGCTTTTGCATTATTTCTATCGTAATCTGCAATAGTACTTGCATTGTTGTAAATAGTGTACATTTGAGTTTTTGAAGCGGTAGTATTTGCCAAGTCAATACAAGCTACACCACCAAAGCCGTTTTCAGAACTTGCAGAAAGGGTTACGCAATATTCGTTATCAGTAAAAGCGTTTGTTAAATTTAAGCCGTAGTGACCCACACCAGAATCTGTAATGCTAGCTAAGTTTATGCTTTTAAGGGAAGCAGGAGTTCCGCTTGTGTTAGCGAAAGATACCCAAGCCTTTGCCGCACTCTGATTAGTCAGCGTGACTGCGCCACCTGATGATGTCTCTACTGTGTTTGTGTGTATTGTACTCATGCTATTACCAACGTTGCGCTATCGTTAATCGTTACTGTTACACCGCTATCTACAAAGATAGGACCAGCAACCAATCCATTCTTTGCAGAATCAAGAGTATAATTTGCAGATATTGTATGACTATGTTCTCTTACGATACCATCAATACCTACAAGAGTTAAGGTACCAGCAGAATCTACTCCTCCGCCTCCACCGCCGCCAGTAGCTGGTGTTCCTGTAGTAGTAAAATTACCTGCTATAAGTCTTGCTTTTGATTCTGCCATTTATACCAACTTAAAGTAATTAAATCTGAATGTTGCCGCGAATGTAATAAAAGTTTGTCCATCTGCTGTTGACTCAAATACAATATCACCAAGAGCAGTAGGTATACAATCTATATATCTTACTTGTTTTGTTTGATTGTTATGACTTGAAAGAATTGACAATGTAATATCTGCATATGTCGGGGTATCCGTATTTGTTGCAGTATTACCTTTACCTTTTCCCAAATTTCTATTTACTAAGCGAAGAATCCAATTGTACATTTCTGAATAACTTTCAAGATTTTCATCTAATATAATATTTGTAGACAATTCATTAAAAGTAAGTGACTCACCTGGAAGTGGCACGCCTGCGAGACGCGGTATCGGTAACTCTACTGGATTTATAATCATACCCGGATGAGTGATTGTCTGACAGAAAAATTCTAAGTTAGGATAATTCCGTCTATCAATTACTAGTTTAAAACTTGTAGGTTGTAGATAATTAAAGTTTTCTGTTAAAGTAGCCATGATCTATTTATACGTTTTCTATGTTAAAAAAGAGGCAGCCGAAGCTGCCTCAGTTATATTTTTTTATTTTTATTGACCTTAAGCGAGGATGTTGTCCACGCGGAAGATTCTGTAGTACTGGTTACTACGATTTGCAGCCAGACCGCTTGCTGGAGTTGCTCCTACGAATGGGTTTGAAACCATACCGTAACGAGTTTTAAATCCAATCTTTGGCTGGAATGTGTCTTCACCAACCGCACGTACCATAGTTAGCGGTACGTATGGGCAATAGAAGAGACCTGCATCGTATGGGTTTGTACCCTTATAACCGACGTTGACGTAATCTGAAGTTGCATATGGGTCAATGTAGACACGCATGCGACCGTTAAGTACACCAGCGAAAGTATTACCTGTGTCATCAACATTTAGAGATGTTGACATTGCAGGTGTGTAATCCAACATGCCTGATGCTGACAGAGCAGATGCTACGTCAGATGAACAGATCATGAAGTTACCTTTACCACGACGTGTTTCTTTAGCAATTACGTTTGATTCACGCTCAAGCTGTACGATGAGACCTTTGAACTTCTCAACTGACCAACGACCGTCAGCATCTGTTGAGAGGTTAAAGATACCATTGATTGCTGTGTTAGATGTTGTACAACCGATTTTAGCCTGTGAGTTAACAGTACGGATAACTTCACGGTTGATTTCAGCCATGATCTCTGTTGAGAGAATGTTAGCCAGCTCTGTTTCAGCATCCAAACCATGAATGGCTTTAAGATCCTGAGCAAGTTCCAAGCTGTATTCTGCTTTCAGTGCACGGCTCTTGGCAGTGACTGTTGCTTTTTCGATGGTGAATCCCATTTCTGCGAAGTTTTCACCTACACCGTCTCCCAAAGCTTCTGCTTCGGCAGTTGTGTATGGATCACCTGCATAAGGTACACCGACTGAATCAGCGATTGTTCCATCGCCATCGGTATCGCCTGCACCTGTAAGACCTGATGGTCCACCAGTTCCGTTGCCGGTTGTTGCTGAATCACCAGAGAATCCGACTGGAGCTTCGTTAAAGAGAGCTTCGTCGCCTGCTGATACACCAGCTTTTGTCTTTTCGAAGGTTGACTTCATTGCGAAGATCAAGCCTGTTGGACCAGACATTGGCTGAACACCACACATGTCGTATGCCATAAGATTTGGCATTGCACGACGAACCAATGCGATGAGAACTGGATTCCAGTTAGCTGCATTGCCGGTGTTGTTTGTTGGAGCAGCTTCGTTAAGAAGACCTTCTTCGCGAAGTGCTTGCTCTTGGTTTTCGAGGATAGCAGCTGTTACTGCTTTACGATGATGGTCTGTGATTGCGCCCGCTGACTCTTCGTTCAGTACAGGTGCCCACTTTTCCATCAACTTATCGTATGATGCTTGCTGTTGCATTTTTATTGGACTCCCAATTAATTTTTATTTGTTTTTTGGATTGCGGAGAGATACTGAGCCATTGAGCCAGAAGCTTCTACAATAGCATCGCCATTGTCTTCTTCTTCAATATCAGCGGACTCGGTAACTTTTTTGGTGAAGTATGATTCTTTGACTGTTAGAACTTTCGTAGAGAAAGAATCCCAATCATCGTAATCTACATCTTCAACCAAACTTTTGAGTTTTTCAACCTGAGTTTCAGCAAGGTCTGAAGCGTGCTCACGAATAATGTGTTCGCGACTTAGGTATTCTAGCTCCTCTTGCATCTCAAGTGACTTAGCTACTGCAGTATTGTGTGCCTCTTCAAGCTCATTAATCTCTGCAGCCATTTCGTCAACTAGATCAACCTTAGACTCTGGAACCTCAATGTAAGACTCAGTAAACAGATCTTTCAAGCTGTTCATGAATGTTTCTGAAATTTCAGTGCGAAGGCCTGTTTGGACGGCAATTTTATTTTCTTCCATCCAATTCTCAACTACGTAGTTAAGATAGCTGTCGACTTTTTCAACGAGTTCAGCTTTAGTAGATTCAACTTCTTCAGCTAATTCTTCGTTGTACTTCTCTTCAAGACGATCAATTTCTTCAGCGAGCTTTGATTTGATAGCTGCTTCGAAAATGACTTCTGCTTTGGCTTTGAAATCCTCTGACAAAGTAGCTTCTTCGTTGACCAATGCGTTGAGGTCATCTGAAAAATCTGCTTGGTATTGGATTTCTGACTCAGCAATTGTATCCCCGTCAAAAGCTTCTGGATCTGTACCAGCCTGTAGTGTTCCAAGAACACCAGACAGTTTTTCTTTTGACATGCTTTGCATTGCGCCGACTGCAGCTGACATCATACCAGCTTTTGTCTTAGGCATTGGGTCTTGCTTTGTATTATCACCTTTGCGTGCTGGAGCTTTTTTAGTAACTTCACTAGCCTTATCGGTAGCAGCTACTGATTGTGCTTCAGCATTTTTAGGATCGTGAGCTTCTTCCACGACATCGTTGTCATCATGGAGGTCAACATCTTGATCTTGGATTTGATCTTCAGTCATTATTGACTCCTTTTATTTAGTTTTGAGCAACGAGAGGAAATTCTTAAACTCACGAACTTGTGTCTCATAGAGATCCGCGCGAGGAGCTTTCTTAATTTCAGTCTCAATCTTTTCAATAGCCTGAGCTTCAATGATGCCGTTGTTCCATACCCATTCAACACCTTCCATAACCCCATTAACAAAAGCACTAGGAGCAGATGGATCTTGAACAATATCTACTGCATTGAGTAGAAAATCTGGTTTTACAACCATGGCGCCACCACGATTTTCGAGGCTTCCCATTCCACGAGTTGAGACGCCTAGCTTGACTCCTCCATCCAACAAACCTTTTACAATTTGTCCCATAGGAGTTTCCAAAATAGTCGCCTTACCCACAACATCGTTACCTTTCCAATCAAGGGATTCGATCTTGTGAGAAACTTTATCTAGATTAACGGTCGGTCCCTCTGGATGATTCAATTCACCCACAGCTCTACCTTTGGATACTTGCTCAGTTGCATATTTATCAACTGCGCCTTCCATTACTTGCCTGGGGTAGATACGACCGTTTCTATTTTTTTGTTCAGCTGACATGAATACACCTTCAATGGCATATTTTTTTCCGCCATCTTTAGTAGCTTCTGTGATAACTTCTAATTGATCTTCAGTATATTCAGAAATCAGCTTCATTTTTTAATTACCTTTATAAATTCCATAGCAGCTTTTTCTGCTTCTTGTTTTGATCTATATCGATCAAGTCTGTCTCCATCGATATAAGCGACGAAGCCATTTTTTTCTTTATAAACCATCACTTGTATTCTACCTAATTTTTTATTGACCATTAATTGGCCTTCAGGTTTCCTACCAGTCAGTTCTCTTAAATGTGTAAAAGTTTTCATTTTACTATGTTATTTATACCTTTATTACTTTTTACTCAGAAGAATTTTCGTCTTCTTCTTCAATTTCTGCATCAAGTTCAGCAAGTTCTTCATCAGACATGTTATCAATTACATCAGCAATTTCTTCATCAGTCATGCTATCTTCATCGTCTTCTTCGACTTCGTCAGCTTCCTCTTCTCCCTGTTCTCCCTCTTCAGACTCGCTCTCTGTTTCAAGGTCAAGTTCGAGCTGGTCGTCGTTAGTATCAGCTTCTTCATCTCCACCTCCATTAAAAATTTGATCTGCTAGTCGAATTTTTTCTTGATCAAGTACATCATTTAATTTCACAGTCATCATATCACTAAAGATATTGTTAGCTTGGCTAAACTCTTGATCCATAGCATGATTAATCATATCTTGAATATGGGGTGGCGGCAACTCATTTGCTTCAGGTTCTGGTGCCATTACTTGTGCTTCTGCTTCACTCATCAGTTATTTCCTTTTACATTAATATCAATACTATGTTTTTGTCCACCATCAGTAGGGGGTTCTTCCTGCTGTGGTACTTCTTGTGGCTCTTCTTCGGGTTCTTCTTCAGTTTCGCCATCAATTTCTTTTTTCATATTCTCAATGTCTTCATCAGAAAGCATAAGAACATTTTTCTGTACCCATTCTTTAGAGTAATATTCACCAACATAGTTTTGAACCATATCAAGTGTTTGTACTCTTTCTCTTAGTACTTCAATATCACGCAATTCTGTAAAGTGATTATCCTTTACAAAGTCAACAGTAATATCATTCTTCCATGTTTCCCAATCTTCTTCTGTACAAATACCTTTGAGAACTAATTGCTTCTTAAGAATGCCATAGAAAAGATGGGCAAACCTCATACGAAGTCTATCAATAAACTTTTGGAACTTTAACTCATCGCGATTAACTTCTGTAGATCTACCTAGAGAGAACTGTGATTCTTGTTCTAATCGATTGATAGGTACGTTTAGTGACTTATATACTTTCTTTTGAAAATAAATAATGTCTTCAATTTGTCCTAGATTTTCACCACCTGGAAGTGTAGAGATTTCGGTACCTCTACCACCTTCACGTCTTGGTAACCAAAAATCTTCGAGCATAGACATATGTTTACGATCATCTCGTATCTCACCAGTCTTTGCGTCATATACAAGCTTGTTACGATACTTAGCCATAATGTCTTTCATATATTGTTCTGACTTACCACGCGGTAAGTTACCAACATCAATATAGAAAATACGACGTTCTGGTGCACGAGCCAAACGATAAATTACCAATGCATCTTCCATCATACGAAGTTGATTGATTGGCTTTAACGCTTTATGTAGGAATGAAATAATTTTTCTACGATCTTCTGAAAGCAGACCTGATGTCACATAGCTGACAGAGTCAGGTGTCATCTTTACGCCACTTGTAGAAGAACCAGGTTTCTCTTGAAAAATAAAGAACTCTTCTGTTTTCTCAATAATATCTGCACCAGTCTTTGGATCTTTTTTCTTCTTAACCTTTTTGACCTTGCGCATTTTTGCTGCATCAATAGGTCTAATTTCAACAACACCTTCTTTAGGATTTGCTTCATTAAGCACAAGATGATGATACATTCTACCGTCAATATACCAACGGCGGAAAATGTCATGACCTAGCTCTTTAAAGTTAAGCATACCATAAATCGTATCGAATTCTTCTTTAATTACTTTCTTAATTCTATCAGGAGCTTCAACATCTTCCATGTTAATATCAAGAGTTTGTTCTAATTCAGATCCTGTAATAGATTCATTTACAATATCTTCAATAGCCATGTCAACTTCTGGATGCATCGCATTACCACGATACTTCATAATGAGTTGATAGTTGTCCTTTGAATCGTCATCACCAAGATTGAGATACTGACCATAGTGGGAACCGGATGCGGTTGCGTAACTACCACCTTCGTCATCTCGTGGCGGAACTATTGAAGGAGCTTTATCTTCTTCCTTCTTTTTGGCGCGTTTAATTTCAAAGCCAAATAATTTAATGCCGTCTTGTCCAGATTGTTCTGCCATATTAAAATCCTTAAACTAGAAATAGGAGCCGAGAGAACCCGGCTCCTTACTATTTATTTAGTCTGTAGTGTTAGACTCAAAGTACTGATATGCCCAAGTACAAGTGAATCTTTCAATATTATCATTGTCAGCATATGATAGCGCAATTTCTGACAAGTCTTGAGGATATGCACCACGGAAGGTGTAAGTCTTTAAGACGTCTCCGTTACGATCAAGTTGATCAACTTTAAGATCTGCTTCGTATGCAATTGGCGTGGTCAGACCTGTATTTGCAGAATGTGCATTAATACCATTCATCCAACGCTCAATTGAATCTCGAATTGCAAAATCAGTATCGTTAATGATAGTAGTTGTCCATTCAGCGAATGTACGATCACCAGCCATCTTTAGGATTCTTCCACGGAAGAATACTGGAATGATACCGAAGGTTGACCCTGGCAATGCAGCTGCTTCCACCAAGAACGATGTAAGTTCTGCATCTCCATTTGCAAATCCGGGATAGTTAATTGTTACTTTAAAGAGGTTAGGACGAGCACCGCCGCCTCTCAGTTTTGACTTAAAGTCATCTACTCCGAGAATAGCCATTGTTCGTTATCTCCTTAAACTGTGCCAACAACTTCTTCGAAGTCAACACCTGTTCTTACGGCTACGAAATTCAGAGTTACGTAGTTAATTGAACGTGCTGGCTTGATGAAGACGTTTGCGATGAATTCATTGCGATCTACAATAGCAGGAGTGTTATTAGTTTCATCACATATGACTCTAAAGTCTGTGATTCCACGTCTACCCTGTACTTCACGAAGCACAGGCTCTACAATATTAACAAATTCTGCGCGAGTAAACTCATCATTGAATTCGAATAATACCTGTTGAGCGGCTCTACCGATTGCTCTTTCAAGAATAAGGAATAGACGACGTACGTTAACGCGATCGAATGCTGAAGGACGTCCTAGCATTGTCTTATCTCCGTAAAGAAGTGTTCCTTGTCCTGGGATGTTAGCGACTGGGTTAACATCAATTTTGTACAGCTGATCTCTTTGTGACTTGTTTGGTGTATATGCCAAACCAGTAATTCCAAGATACTGACCTCGTCTTGAGCCTGCTGGTGAGAACCATGGAGCTCTATTAAGATCTGTGGCTGCACAAATACCTGCAGTTGAAGACGCTGCCGGAATATGAATGTAACCGTCGTTGTACTTGTCGTAGACTTTTAAGAAGTTATTATCTGCAACAAGATACGATGAGTTAGTATATGCATTTGCAGTTGCAATTACGTTAGTTGTAATATCTGCTGCGCTTGTCAAGTTTACTACGTCATCTCTTGCAGGTGACGCACATACAATACAATCCTTGCGAAGTGATTGTGCTGTTGTGACCAAATCATTAACGATTGTGGCTTGATCAGTGCTGTTAGTCATGCTTGGTGAAATTAGAAAATCAATTTCTACCTGATCTTTATCTTCAAAGAGATCATGACCACGAAGCACATCTGATACGCCTAGTGCACCTGAATTTGAGCCTTTAAGTAGACTATGATCAACAACAGC